AAGCAATTTATACCTTGCTATAGACTGTGCCATGTAGTATTTTTGCCAATCAGCAAATTTAGTAGGTTTATCAGAACCATCCTTTGTTTCTGGGGAAGCAGGTTCCCAGTCATTAGACCAAGTTTCATGATCTAAGTATATCGACATCATTCTACTAGGATAGTCAGACAATTCTACATCCTTTACAGGAATTAAAGAAAGAGAATTCTGTCCTCCAAGATGTGCCATGTTATCATAACTATCTTTAATTTTATAGACATACTCTTCATATTGTCCTGTTGAATGATTAAAGAATGCTATAAGAGAGGAATATTTTCCCAGTCTTAAAGATGAAAGCATATCAACCTCAGATTCAAATACAGATTTTTTAATTGTAAATCTATCATCTGCACCATCTCCAATATTTCCTAGTCTTTCTGTATATTCCTTATTTTTTCCTGAACCCCATGCCTTTACTTTTAATCTATCAGATTTTAAAGGACTTTTTTCGTCAGCACATAAAGAATCAACTGCAAAGAAATTATATCCTCTGCGTGTTTCCCAGAATAAAAATCCACCACTACCTCTAATTTCCTGAGCAGTTGTACTTGTACTATCTGAATCAGTGCTTTCAAATTTAGCTTTAGGAGAAACACTCTTAACTGCTAGTTGTGCAGCGATATCAAATGGTCTTGTTTTGGTAGGAATTAATTTGGTTTCTAATAAAGAAGGTTCAGAGAAGAATTCCTTTCCACTACCAATATACTCTTTCTCACTTATTAGTTTTTTAATAATTGCCTCAGGATTACCTTCCATCACCGTATTAACTCTTGTAATTTCATTTTGTAATGCTTCAGGAGATATCAAACCAATAGTATACGTTTGTGTCTTTTGTTGAGCAAAACGATTAGCAACTTTCCAAAGAATCATATCATATTCAATTGGTTCTCCTGTTGCATTAGTCATTGTTGTAACAACTACTCTCTCACCACCTTTAATAGGAAGAGATCCAATCAAACCAGCACTATCAACTATTGTTGCAGATCCTATTACGAATGGATTTACAATAGACTCCGCATATTCAAAATCTACAACTAATTTCTTAATGTCTAAACATTCCTTTGCGCCTGGTCTAAAAATTAGAAATTTTTTAAGAGTAAAGTCTGTTGCTGATGAAAATTCTTCTGACATTTTTTATGCCCTCAATGCCAATGTAGCGAATAAGGCATTCGCTCCTAGTTCTGCAGAACTTGTTCCTAAAGCAACATCACTACCCTCAGAAGAACCGCCGTTAGTCATATTATTATTTGTAATATTATTAATGATTGTAGTTCCATTACCAGTCGTAGCTACATCTTCAGACATTGAATTTAAAACATCTGAGGATGTATCCTCAACTGCGTCCACTTCAGAACCATCATTATTTGCCTCAATTACTTCATTATTAGTGGTTGAATTTACAGTATCATTACTTACATTCAAAAACTCATCAGGATCTTGAGTTCCCTTAAAACCAAACTTAGCTTCATATTGTGCTGGATCTACATTTCCACCATCTCTAATCTCATAATGAATCATACCTGCATCATTACCTTTAGCAACAGGATCTCCTGCTGCAACTACTGATCCAACTTCAATTCCTGAAACTACCCCTGAAATATCAGCAATTCTCTCAGTTACACCCTTTTCTTCATTAACAATATCAACATATTGACCAAGATCTTTATGCTCACCAATTTTAGTAACTACACCACCAATCTGCGAAGTAAATACTCCATCTCCATTAACTGCTACATCTTGACCACTTTGTCTAGCACCAAGTCCTAAGAATCCACCCCTTTCTCCATAATCTAGACTATTAGTATTAGTATCTCCGTTTCCATCTCCATTATTATTTCCAAAGTCAAAAAGTTTATCTCCCCATGGGAGTTTGATAGCACCAAGAATTTCTATTAATGTTTTACCAAATCCATCAAAAATATTAGTATTTAAAGTCAATGTTGCACCAAAAGCTGCACCCATTCTTCCCCATCCATCTTGTTTATCATAATATTCTTTCATTCCTTCTGCTTGTAATTTACCAAATAAACCTTTTCTCTGTCTTTGTGCATCAAGCATTCCTTCACCAAACATTTTAAAGGTTTTCTTACCTCTAGTTCCTTCCAATGGGAAGACACCTTCTTTACCTTGTTCACCAATTAATGCATTAACAGGTCCATCAGTAATACCACCATCTGCCATAGCTGTCATATCCTTTGCCATTAAAGCAGCATCAAGACCAACCGAAGCAGCAGTACCAACACCAGGAACAGTAGATGCAGCACCAGAAGCTAATTCCAATCCAGCACCAATAAAATCACCTTGCAATGCTCTTTGAGCAGCAAAAACAGCACCAAGTCCCAATCCTACAAGTGGAATTTTCTTACCTAAACTCTTTGCAATACCTTTACCTGCTATCTTACCAATTGCTTTTCCACCCAATCTTTTTCCTATTTTCTTTGCAATTCCTGCACCCATCCTACCACCTAAAACAGCACCAAGTCTTGTTCCAGCTCTAGCACCACCTCTTCTTGTAACTGCCTTTGCTAGATTTTTTGCAGCAACTTTACCACCTAATCCTCCTATAGGACCACCACCCATTCCACCAAAACCACCACGCATCAATCCCCTACCACCTGATGCGAGTTGCTCATAAGCAATGTTACTAGAGAAATCATCATTAGTGAAGCTAGAAGCTTCAGCAGCAGCAATGGATTTCCTTGCCATCTTATCTGCTTGCTCTTGCTGTGCTTGAGCAATCTGTCTTTGAGCTTGTGTTTGTTGCTGAATAGCAGCACCTATACCCATAGTGGTATTTTCAAGTCTACTAATTGCCTGTACTATTGCAGCAACACCATCTCCTCCACCACCATGAAATTCTGCAGATTTAGCAAATACACCATCATCATCATCTACTACTCTTTGTGCTGTAGTATCAAAAATTGCATCAGCAGCACTAGGTTCTGGTGCTAAAGCTTTGGATAGATTAACAATATTTTTATGTTTAACAACCTCTCCACCATTACCTACTACTTCAGCATTTATCGCATCTGATCCCATAGGCAATGCTTTCTGTAAAGCACTGCCACCAAGCATCTTTTGTAAACCCTCACCTTTAGACCATGAATATGGTTTTGGAGTTCGTTCTGGAGTATTTTGAAATCTACCAGAAAACGCCCTTACAAGTCCTTGCTTAATTCCTTCCTTAACAGCTCCTCGAAGCTCCTTCATTTTCTGGTCGAACTTCTCCTCCAGTTTTTCCTCAAACCAGGATGGACCTATATCGCTTTTGCCATATGATAGAAAACCGTGTGCCATTATTTTTGTTTAGCTGCTTCTTGTTGTTTTTTAACATTGTCTAAATGTTGCATTAGAAGACTAGTATAAACTTGTCTCTCCCATGGCATCATATTTTCAATCTCAGTCAAAGAGTATTTATGATGATGCATCAAAGCAAAGTTAGTTTTGTAGTACCCCTCTAGCGTGTTATGGAAGAGGGCTATCCGAAAAAATTCGTCAAACCATTAATTGTAAATTCAGAATCAACTCCAGTATTCGGATTTTTCACCGTAAATTTATGCTCCAATTTAGGAATATTCTCAAAAAAGGATTGAATCTTCTCAAATTGTGTATTAGTCAATCCTTCTATAAATTGAATAAATTCTTTTTTAGTGGTAGTAGAGCTATCATATACATCCTCTTTATCAAAGATTTGATCAATACATCCAGCTACAATCTCAACTATACCATCTGCAGTTGGAGTTTTACCCATAACAGATCCACCGACAAATTCATTCCAAGCAGGATATTTCATAACAACACCCATCTCATCAGTTAACATAATTTTAGGTTCTGATCCTTCTGGTTTAGTGACTTCAACTTCACTAAGGTTCAAAGTATACTTAACTTGGGTTTTATTGTCATCCTTACAAGTAACGTTCATTTGAACAATTTCACCAACAGAGACAGCACGAATTTGAAGGAAAATATACTCCAAATCAAACATTGCCAAATCTTCTAGTTTCACTCTTGATTGAATACAATTCTTTAAGAGAGACTTAACAGCTTTTTCAATTTCTTTTTCATCTTGTGTCTCTAAAGCTAATAAAAGTATTTTCTCCTCTTTTACTACAAAAGGACGATATTTAAGTTTTTTCCCGTTTGACGGAATTACTAGTTCATAGGTAGGTAATACTACCTTTGGTAATACCATAATATTTACTCCAAGGTCATATTTATATTTAGCGACTTTTTCAGCGAAAAATTTGCCGAGTAAATTTTCCGAGTTTTATGGAATTGAAAATCCGAATTTGCTGTACTATTCGCCTCTTTGCCTTCCATTTACTGTGGTAAGACCAAAGTTACCAAAAGCAGGGTCATCAAAATCAAGTCCTTGATCAATCTTTTTAACTTGACCCTTTGTAATATTAGGAAGGTTTCTAATATCCCTATGAATAATTTGATGTCTCTCATATTTAAAGTTGACTGTCAATTTAGTAAGTTGAGATGATCCAAATTGAAGAGGAACTGCATCAATAGAATATGGCCATGCATTTTCTAAAACATAAGTA